CAGCTGTCGACCCACCGAGCCGATGCTGGAGCCGATGAAGCCGCCTATGGTCGCGGCGCCGACACCAAGGATCGCGCCGCCGATCGAACCGCCAATTGCGGCGCCAGCGGCACCGAGGACGAGCGTTGCCATGGTCGGGTCTCAGCGTTGCGGGAACAGGAAGGCGAAGGCGATGCGCCGCCGCCAGGCGTGGGTGAGCGGTTCCTCGATCACGCCGAGCCGCTCGTAGGCGTGCAGGAAGCTGTCGGGCCCGGTCAGGATCCCGACATGCTTTGCGACGGCGCGCGGTTTCATGCGGAACAGCACGAGCGCGCCAGGACCGGCCTCGGCCGGCGACACCTCGGTCATCATGCGCCGCGCGCCCTCGGCCAGCACCTCGCGCGGGCCGGTCTCGCCCCAGTCGCGGCTGTAGGGCGGGATCGGGAACGGCTCGGGGCCGACGACCTCGCGCCAGACACCCCGGGCGAGCCCGAGGCAGTCGCAGCCGACGCCGCGCAGGCTGGCCTGGTCGTGGTACGGCGTGCCCAGCCATGACCGCGCGATGGCGATGACGCACGCCGGGTCGGCCAATGCGAGGGGTTGCGTCACAGCACTCCTCCCTCGTGCCCGCCATCCTTCGTGGCGTAGCGCAGCACGGCGTCCTGGCCGGGGATGTGCGGGAAGCCCCGGAAATTGGCAGTGTTCGCGAACTTCGCGCCGCAGGTCTCCATCCGCTTGTCGCAGCCCGCGCGGATGGTGAAGCCGTCGCCCTCGGCGATCGCGCGCACTGGCGCTTCGAGCAGGGTCAGCACAGCGATACCGTCCGTCACGTCATGGCCCAGCACCTCGGTGCGCCGCCCTGCATTCGCGCCGCTGGTCCAGTCCAGCGTGCCGAAGGTGAACCAGCCGGAGGTGAAGCCGCCGAGGCCCGAGGCGGTGAAGGCCCGGTCGCGCAGCAGATCGATGACGGCACCCGCGCCCCTGAAGACGGGGTTCTCCAGATCGACCCCGCAGCGCGCATCCCCGAGCGCGGCATCGCAGGTCGCCTGAAAGGTCCGCCCGACCGTCTGGCCCAGCACATGCGCGAGCGAGCGCACCTCGGCGACAAATGCCAGCCGCCCGCGCCGGATCTGCCCGATGGCCCCGCGCCGCATCAGCACGCGCTGGCCGGTGTCGGACCAGTTCACGCGCCATACCTCGACCTCGGCGTTGTCCCAGCGGCCGTCGAGGATGTCGGTCTCGGTGATACGGTTGGAGGTCAGCACGCCCTCGGCATCCTGCGCATCAACGGACAGGTCCGAGCCCGAGCGCACCTCGGAGGCCGTGAGCCCGCTCTCGGGCTCGAAGTCGGTCCCGTCGAAGCTGAGCGCCCGGTCGTGATCGGTGAAGCCGAAGGTGACGCCGTCCGCCTGCGTAATCCGCCAGCACCAGGCGAGCGTGGTCATGCCCTCGTCGAGATGGGCCTGCAAGCCGGGCGAGAGCGATTTCATCGGCAGCTTCCCGTCATGCGGTCATCGAGATCGGCGATCCAGTTCGCCCATGCAGGCGGCACCTCTGCGACGGTCTCGGCAGGCGGCCGGGCAAGCCGCGCCTCGGCGTAGGACGCGCAGCCCGCATCACCAGCGCCCATCGTTGCGGCGCAGCCGCTCAGCAGGATCGCCAGCGCCGCGGCCATCGCGAACCGCGTCGCGCCCGCGCTCGATACGCTTGTTCTTGTCTTCAATCGCATCGCGTTCCGCCTCCCGTTTGCCTTCGCGCTCCCCTTCCACGCGCCCCCAGACCCGGCCGAGGACGACGCCCCCAACCGCGCCCAGAGCCGCGACCAGCCAGATCAGGAGATCAGCCACCGTCCCGCTCCCCGTGCGCGGCGGCGACGCAGAGGGCGACGATGAACACCCCGAGGCAGCCGCCCACGACCAGACCTGCGAGGAACTCAAGCATCGCCGCGGAACCCACGTTCGATCCGGTCACGCAGACCGATCAGACCGAGCCCGAGGAACATCAGCCCCGCAGGCGAGGCATCGCCGCTGCCGGCAAGCAGCGCGACGAGACGGGAGAGTTCCCCGAGCGGCCCGGTGGAAGGCAATGCGAGGGAGGCGATGCCAGTGAGCATGGCGAGAAGTCCCGCCCACCAGGTGAGCGAGTTGGGGCGGATGTAGCGCATTGGGATCAGGCCCTCCGGATCAGGGTGGAGAAGAAGGCGGCCAGCCGAACGAGCCAGCCGGTCGGCGCGTTGGGCGCAGGATCGAGGACCGGTGGCTTCGGCAGCGGCGACGGCCCGCGAGCCAAGGCCAGAGCCTCGTCTTCGGTCAGGCGATGGATCGGCCGCGAGAAATCCACCCGGCCCGTGCGATCCACGGACCAGACAGGGATCGTGCCGCCGGGATAGCGGCCATGGCGAAACAGGCCGCGCTCGGCTTCGCGGCGGGGGATGATCGAGGCCGGTCGCCGCCAGTTCAGAAACGCGTTGGCGGCTGCAACGCGATTTCCGGCATTGAGATGTCGGGTCAACGCGGCCTTGGCGATGCCGCCGGTGTTGTAGTGGAAGCTGACCAGCGCATCGAACTCGTGCGGCGTCAGGGGCACCTTCACGGCGCGCCGGACGGCCGCCTCGTAGCGCGCGAGATCGGCCCGGAACACCCGGAACGCCTCGCGGATCCCGGCATCGAGGTCGGCAGGCATGCCGCGGGGCATCGTGGCCGGATCGGGCGGCCCGGCCGCGGCCGTGTGGCCGATGCCGAAGGTCCAGACCTGTTTCACATCGAGATAGGGCCCGGGCACGAGTCCTTCGTGCCGGACGAGGGCCAGCAGGCCCCGGTCAGTCATGTGCATGGGATTACCGGAGTAGCGAGAGGATCAGGATCAGCGCCGCGACGGCGAGACCGATACGCAGGCGGTGAGCGAAGGCCTGCCAAGGATCGGAGGGGTCGCAGCGGAGAGAGCGCGTGAGGCGGAGAAGTTCATTCATCGCCGCCGCCTTTGTTGGCACGGCGCAGGCGGGCGAGCAGCATCTCGATGAAGGCCGGGCCGAACACCCCTACGAGATAGGCGGCCGAACCCGCTGCTCCGCCCGCAGGGATCGCCTCGGGCGGCAGGCTGAGCCAGGCGGTGATCACGGCCATGGAGAGGCTGCCCATCCCGGCCGCGATCAGCCCGCCGAGCAGGATGTGGCGCAGCGCGTCGCGCAGCCGCATCTTTGTGGTCAGCGCGTTCGTGGCCCCGCCGAGCGCGCCCCAGGCGGCTAGGATCACCGCTGTCGAGGCCGCGAGCTCGCGCAGCACGGCGGCCACAAAGCTGCCGGTGTCGTTCATCGCCGGATCTCCAGAAGCGGAATGGAGGTGATCGAGCCGAGCCGCTCAAGGTCGAGCGTCACGTCGAGCGCGTCGGTGTCGAAGCGGACCGGCACGTCGAACTCGAAGCCCGCGGTGATCGCGACGCCCGCCGTTGGGGCGGTGTCGAAGGTCACGACGCCAGTGGTCGTATCGACGGTCCAGCCGCCAAGCTGCTCCGCGCCGTCGAAGGCGACGCGCACCGTCACCGCCACTGGCTTGGTGATCGTCCGCACCCATGTCTGACCGCCCGAGGCATAGCGCTTCGCCAACTGGAAAGCGGTCGTCGCGCCGTCACCGGTTCCGATCGCCTGGTCGGTCGGCGATGGTGTGCCCGAGGGCAGGCAGGACTTGTGATCGCCCCAGTCCTTGAAGCGAAAGCCGTGCAGGCGGCCGTTGCGCGCCTCGAAGAAGGCGACGACGGCGGCGAGATCGTCGGCGCGGCGGATACCATAGGCGACGTCGAAGCGGCGGCGCGAGTTGGACCAGCTGGCGTTGCGCTCCTCGTCGCCCGAGGCGAGCTCGACGATCTGCGTGCGCCGCTCGGGTCCGCCGCGCGCGCCGCGGCTGATGTCGTCCGGAAACCGGACCTCATGGAAGGCCACTGGCGGGTCTCATCTGGAAGGACATTTTCGGGCCGGCGCCATCTGTCCCCGCCAACTGCGGCGGTTCGTCAATCGCCGAATTGAACCGGTGACGGAGAAAAGCCCGACTTGCGCATGAAACGGGTCGCTTCACCGCGATTCCGGAGTGAAAACCGCCACGAATTCAATGGAGGTCCCCCGCATGCTCGAGCTTACCCTTGCGCTCATTCTGTTTCTTTTCCCGCTCGACTACAGTCCCGGGCCAGGCAACATGTTCTTCGCGGCCATCGGCGGGCGGTTCGGGTTGCCGGCCTCGGTTCCGGCAACGATCGGGTATCATCTGGCGACCTTCGTCGTGACGGCCGCGATCGGCTTCGGCTTTGCTGGTGTCGCCCGCATGAGCACCGAAGTCTTCGATCTCATGCGTTATCTCGGATCAGCCTACATCTTCTGGCTTGCGCTGAAATTCCTGCGCGCGGGCGCCACAGACGACGACAAGGTTGCTCGGCGCGCAACGGTCATGGACGGCGCAGTTCTTCTGCTGCTCAATCCGAAAGCGTATCTGATCATCGCATTGATGTTCACTCAGTTCCTACCGGTCGACGCCAATTCCGACGCCGGGCTCGTTCTCTGGATCACGAGCGTTTTCACATTGAACAACTTCGTTGCTTTCACCGTCTGGACGATCGCTGGCGATATGCTGATGCGACGTTTCAGGAGCGAAAGGAGCGCGCGCCCATTGAATATCGCCTCCGGGGTGATGCTTGCGGCTGTGGCGCTGTGGATCCTTTTCCAATGATGGGCGCTCAGAGCCCCCTGCGTCCAAGCGAGACCGCGCGGGCGATGTCGGCTGCGATCTGCGTGCGCGACTGGCGGAAGCTCTCGGCATCGCGGGCCATTATGGTGACGTTGACGCCGCCAGCGCCGTAGCTTTGGGCCTCACGCCGCGACAGCACCCGCTCGCCCCGTTGCAGGATAGCGGGCACCTCGTCGTGGCGGAGGCCGGCCATGCCGCCGCCATGCATGCGCGGCGCGGCGGCGAAGGCCATGGCCGGGACCATCCGCGACGGCCCGGCCGATCCGACCATCCCGCCCGCATGCAGCACGTTGGCGAAGATGCCGCCCGCGCCGGAGAACACGCCCGACAGCGCATTGGCGATCGGCCCGAGGATGAACCGCCGCGCCGCCAGCTGGGCGAGATCAGCGAGCAGCGAGGTGACGAGGTCGCGGAAGTTCAGCTTGCCGGTCCTCACGAACTGGCCCACCGCGTTCTCGGCCGACTGGAAGGCGCCGACGAGGCTCTGGCCGATATCGCCGCCGATCTCGCGGGCCTTGCTGGCGTAGTCCGACAGAGCAGCGGTTACGGCCTGCCAGCCGGTGACGGCCGTTTCAGTCGCGGGCTCTGCCGCAGCGGCAGCAGCTCCGGCCGCCGCACCCGCAGCAGTGGCGGCGCGTCCGGCATCGCCGAGCGCCGTCTCCAGCCGCTCGGCCGCGCCTGTGGCCTCGGTCAGCGCATCTGCACTCGCCTCGTCGGTGCTGCGCACGGCATCGCGCAGCGCCTGCCAGCTTTCGAGGGGCGCGCGGGCACCTTCCGCCAGATCGCGCGCGGCTCCGCGATAGAGGTTCGCGGACTCGAGCGCCCGGTTCGCCGCCTCGGTCAGACCGAGGTCGGGTGCGGTCAGCGGGTTGTCCTCGAACGCCCGGTCGAAGGCCGCCTGTGCCGCCGTCGTGGCAGCACTGGCCGCGCCCTCGAAGCGGTTCTCGATCTCGCCGAGGTCGAGGTCCGGCACCAGCGAGATGCGGCGCTCCGACCCGAGCGCTTCCAGCCCCTCGTTGATGCCACCGATGAAGCCATTGATGCGCGAGACCACGCCATTGAGCATCGCCTCGACGCCGTCGACCAGGCTGTTGGCCGCCTGGAACGCGAGATCGCCGATGGCGGCGGGCAGCAGACCCCAGATCGCCTTGATCGCCTCGTAGGCCCCCTCGAAGGTGTTCGCCGCGGTGTTGCCGAAACCCACGACGCTCTCGATGGCGCTCTGCATGCCCGACGCGGCATCCGCCTTCAGGTCGAAGAACATCGCCGTGGCGGCCGCGCCCGCCGCCGCCGCGCCCATCTTGATCCGCTCCCAGACCTCGACCGCGACGTCCTTCAGGAGCGACATCGCCTCGCCAAAGCCGCCCGCTCCGGACGCGAGGCGGGTGAACTGGTAGACGAGCTCGCCGGCGCCGACGATCAGCGCCCCGATGCCGGTGCGGATCAGCG